GTTGACTGCTCAATCATTGTCTAGCTTCGGCTCCTAGCCCCTCGGGACGCTTCGGTCTCGCTGTGGCGGCAACAACCTCCTCGCGAGCCCCAAAGCGGCCTGTCGGGGCTATAACCAGTCGCCTCCGCTTTTCTATGTGGACGCTTCGTTTTGTTCAGTTTTCAAGGAACATTCAACATACTTGATTAAAACAGCTCTTTGATGATATCATAACATTTTTTTGTTGTCAACTAAGTTTTTTCGTTATTAAGATTTTTCATTAGCGACGCTATTTAATATAACATCTCGATTTTAAAAATGCAACTATTTTTTTAAAAAAATTATATGTTATTTTTTGGGATTAAAAATCGACATACCGCCCAACACTGCAACTTCTTTGAGTTATTTACGTTGCTATCAAAACGGCAAAAAACTTACAGAATAACAAATGCACATATCACATACATATAAATTAAACATCATTTTTTATCGATGTCATTTCATAAAAATAAAACGTCATGCCTTGATCTGCAATAAACTTCCTCTCTTCTCTCATCATTATAATCACAAATAACTTTTTTGAGGAGGCAAACATGATTCAAATTCAACAAACGATTGTGAATAATGACTTCCTTGCGCATTCTTCTCTTTCAAAAAAACAAGAAAAAATATTTGAAGCATTATTAAAATCACAAAAAACCTACGTATATAAAAACAAACATCAGCTGTTATTCGAAATTATTTTGCGCGACCGCATTATCGATGCGGCTATTTTGCTCGCAAAAAGCAAAGCAAGATTTACCATTTTTCGTTTTTCGAGATGCAATGAGCAATTTTGGACAAAAAATGATCTGGGTGGTTTTCAATTAAAACAAGGCATCCTTCCTTCGGATGCGATAAATGATATTTTCATCAACAGCCAGTTGTATGCCTTTGAGTGCGCTACCGCCATCGTTATCGTGTTTTACAAAGCGGTATTAGATGTCATTGATAAACAAAAATTTAACACATTGTTTTCCAATCTCTTATTATACGACTGGCATGTTGATGAAGACTTAGGGATCAAAACAAAAAAGGGAGAAGATTATCTCCCAGGCGACTGTCTTTATTTTAAAAATCCTGACTTCGATCCGCAAACGCCGCAATGGCAGGGCGAAAACACGATTTATTTAGGAAACGGCCTTCATTACGGACACGGAATAGGAATTAAAACAAAAGAAGAAATCATTGACACTTTAAATAGAAAAAGAAAGAGAAACGCTACAAAGTCAGCCTATTTGCTTCCGCAAACAACAAGAGTCAATTTTATTTATTTATCTCAGTTTGCCAACAGCTTAGAAAATTATCGTCTTCCTATTAACCATCAATATTTTATTACCGGGGCGCTCGGGTCAGCTACTTTCTTGCACTGGTAGCGCCCCTTTTCGATTTTCTCCCCACAAATATGTCCCGATTCCTGTTAAAATGAAAATACCTCCTATCAATTGGGATGGTTGAACAACCTCTCCAAGCAGCAAGTAAGCCAATATTACCGCACCGACCGGTTCAAATAAAATGCTCATCGAAACCGTCGCAGCACTCACCCATTTTACTGACCAGTTCATAAGCGAATGCCCAAGCAATGTCGGCACAATTGCAAGCAAAAGAAAACAAATCCAATCTATTTTTCTATATGAAAATAACGGAAAGCGGAGGACAAGCACATAAAGAAGAAGCGTGAGAGTGCTGATTCCATATACAATATATGTATATGTCATTAATGACAGACGTTTTCGCAATGCTTGACCAAGCAGCCAATACCCTGTTACCATTACGCATGCGAAAAGTGCCAGCGCATCGCCAAACAACGCTTTGCCGCTCACTTGGAAGTCTCCCCAGCTAATAATGACACATCCAACAATGGCTAACAATGCGCTTAAAACCGCTCCTACTGTTAATTTTTCTTTAAAAAAAACATATCCGCCAATAAACGCAAACAGTGGCTGTAACGTTACAAGCACAACCGAGCTAGCGACAGAAGTAAAATTTAATGATTCAAACCAAAAAATAAAATGAAACGCTAATAAAGCGCCAGAGAGGATGGAAAAGACCCAATCTCGCTTCGAGATCATTTGCAATTCCTGAATATATTTAACTTTAACAAAAAATGGTGTCATGAACAGTACGGTAAAAAACAATCGATAAAACGCAATGATTGAAGCAGGGGCATGCGCCGCTTTGACGAGAATGGCGGAAGTAGAAACAGAAAGCGCTCCAATAAACAGCGCTAAATACGGCTTCAATAAATTCGATGATTTCATTGTCCATCCCCTTATAAGTGTTTATTATAATAAATTATACCACTTTATAATAAAGAGGTGATTACTATGAGCTTCGATCCTTTTATTAAGCTAGGCATATCGGCTATATTAGGCTTAATTATCGGGCTGGAAAGAGAATTAAAACGTAAACCCGTTGGCTTGAAAACATGTCTAGTCATTTCCATTTCCAGCTGCTTGTTAACGATCGTATCCATCGAATCCGCTTATGTATTTCCCGAAAAAAATCATATTACGATGGATCCACTCCGCCTTGCCGCTCAAATTGTATCAGGAGTCGGCTTTTTAGGCGCAGGAGTCATTTTGCGGCGCGGGAACGATAGTATTTCTGGGCTGACAACAGCTGCGATCATTTGGGGAGCAGCTGGCATTGGTGTTGCAGTGGGCGCCGGATTTTATTGGGAATCCGCATTTGGCGTTGCTTTATTAATCGTAAGCGTTGAATTCATTCCTGTTTTAATGAGTATTTTCGGGCCAAAGCAGTTGCGAGAAAAAGAGATTCTTCTGCAAATCACCGTTGCGGATGCCAAAAATATTGCCGAGGTGATTGACAAAATTAAGTCACAAAATATTGATATTAAGACAATGCGTATTAAAGATTTAGAAAACCACCATCATTTAATCAAACTAAAAGCAGCTGTTGACCAAAAACGCGCTGCTGCCGACGTCTACTACGCCATCCGCACTATCGATTCGATCATTAATATTGATATTGAAAGCGCCTGATGCCCATCCCTTTAACAAAAATCCAATAAATATATTGCATTTCAAAAAAGTCGTATATATAATAAAAAGCGGATATAAACGACAAGTCAAAATGGGGCATTAGCTCAGTTGGGAGAGCGTCGTGCTGGCAGCGCGAAGGTCACCGGTTCGAACCCGGTATGCTCCATTGAAAAAACCCTTGCGTGGCAAGGGTTTTTTCTTTTTTATCTGGATAGGCATCGTTCGTTTTGAGGCGGTTGTTGACGAATTGTTGACGAATTCATTTAAGCCCTGCCAGAAGGCTGGGATTCTATTTTACACGCAATTTTTGTCCAATAAGAATCAAGTCTGGATTTTTAATGTTATTTAGCTTTACCAGGTGTTGAACTGTTGTATTAAACTTTTTCGCTATTGCAGTGAGTGTGTCGCCTTTCTGCACGATATAAATTTGAGGTTTTTCTTTTTTGGCTGCAACTGCAGATTTCACCGGTTTCTTATTTCCGACTTTATCGTACTTCGTAAGATCGTACTTTTCGATAATACTAATCAACTTTGACGCATAGTTCGGATCGGTTGCATAACCGCACTCCTGAACCTTTTTGCAGGCCATGACATAATTTGTCTCGCCAATGATCGGCTTATATTTATTTCGATCCCAGCTGACGCCGTTGACGTATAGTTTAGCAAGGTCTTCTAAGCTTTCATACCAAGAAGGATACTTCCGAAACGCTGCGTTGATTTTATATGGTTTACCGCGGTATTCTGTGGTAGGCATTGTGATCGATTGACCGTTGTAACTTCCCTTAATCCCAAAAAGATTTTTTCCTTTTTGGGCTAGTCCACTTTTTCCAAAGTTCGATTCAAGGCAAGCTTGAGCAATCACAAGAGAAGCTAAAATATTGTACTTTTCTTGAATCCGCTGTGCAAAAGGCGCGATTTCTTGAATGAAATTGCTCATCGTGTTTCCTCCTTTGTTTTTTTCTCTTTCCCTTTCAATATTTCAATTGCTGACTGAAGTTTTTCTGGGATTGGTAACCCTATTCTCCCTGCATTCTCAAAAATCGATACCAGTTCGTTTGCGCAATAGAAAAATATCGTTGCATCTCTAAACATGTGATTTGTTCCAATCGCTGTATCAACGAGATGTCCAACTGCAACCATGACAAAAATCATGAGTTTCTTCGTGATTCCACTAAACCCAACACGACTAGAAAGTTTCCCTTCCACAGCACTTGCTAAAAAGCCAGTAACATAATCAATAATGGTAAACGCAAGCAAGATTCCTAACAATATTGACCAACCACCAAACAAAAAACCGACGACAGCTCCAACTGCGGCCGCGCCGGTTTTGTAGATCACATCGAATCGTTCCATTCCCATCACCCCAGTAGCTTTTTCATTTTTAATGGAAAACTGGATTATAAGGAGACTCCAACTTTTAGGCCGACTTTCGCGGCTTCGATCACATTCTTCTTGAAACGCGGGTCAATAAGTGTTCTCCCTTCCGTTGCTTTACTTCGCTATTAATAGCTATCAATATAGAGATCATAAGTTAATTTCATAGTGTTTGTGCTTGTTTTCGTCACCGGGCTTGGTAGCAAATTACGCGCTCCTATAAATCCCATAACGTGTAGAGTTACATTACGTTTTGTATTATCGCCCGATACCTCTGAATGTCTAACTTCTATAAACTGTCTTCTTGTTGGATCGTATGCTACGGCTGAATTACCATTCATATATGTTCTTACAGGTGTTTCTTTTGAAAAATCCAATGTTCCACGGTCTAAAAAATAAGTAGAACTGCCCACGGATACTGTCACTATATTTAAATCCGGTAAAAATAACATTCCGTTACAATAAGTGTTATAAACGTCAATGAATGACCGCGGTATTACTATAACATCTAACGGATTCACTAAATCATTTATGCTATAACGATTTATTTGTAAATCATTACTTAAACTAGTACGCGATTCTATATAAACGTCTTGCCCTGCAATAGCAAATAACCCGAATAGAAAGTTTGTATATGATCGGCTTGTCTGCGATGTTCCCGGTATAGTTTTAGGCGATCCGTTTTGGTCAAAACAATAAAGAGTGTTTCCATAGGTTATATAAATATCACCGTTTGGTGCTATGTCAAAAATAGCAAAGTTCAACGTTGAATTTAGTAATGCGTAAACGCGCCCATTCCCTATTGTTCTTGTTTGGACATTGAAATCATATTCTAAAATAGCCGCTTTATTATCCTGTTGATTACGCCCTAAAAAGTATATTTTTCCGTTTTTTACTCTCGGCTTTGCATTTGTAAATGTGTAGCCCTGCGGTGCATCTAATCGTAAAAACTTGGTTTCTACAATTCCGTTGGAATAGTTTGTGCTATTTTCGGGATTCCAATAAACACTATTAAAAGTTCCATTTGCCGCATGTGTTGGCCAATCAAACACTAAATGTATGTGTTGTGATTCGATAAAACTTTCTGCTAGGTTTATTGTTCCCCGTTTTGTATCGCTGCCTGAATAGGTCGAATATCTATAAGCGTATCCAACAATGCGCCCGCGCATGATAACTTCATTTTCCGGGTTTTCCGGGCCGTCGTAATCGGTTAAAACAATCCAATTCATAGGAAAGTTAACGTTAATAAGCCATATCATTTCAGGGTTATTAAAAATTATGTCGTATCGCGATAAATCATAAAATGGTCCATAGTATTCGATTCGCGATCCACTTGAATAGCTTATTCTCTCTGTAAGAAACGCAAATAAAGCGGCTTGACGTTGTAGTGCTTCCATTGTTTTTGCTATGAAGTTTTCGCTTTTTACACGCTCCACCATTTTTCCTGTTAGGGCGTCGAATAACTCAATAGTATGAACTCCCCTAACACTTTTAAGCGGCTTTTCTTTGATTATTTCGATCGCTTCGCCGGTTAAAAAATTGCGTTTTGTCGCTTTACTTTGTCGGAGCATAGTTTTACCCCCTCTATTGTTGAGTTATAGTGATTGTTTCATGTGTTTCTATGGTTGTAACAAATTCTACATTGTGCCGCTGTTCTACATTCACGCGGTCCGGGCTACCCAAAACAATAGCGACGGCTTGGTGCGTTTGGATCGTCGTGTAATTTGCTTTGTTGAAGCTATACATTTCCGCAACGCTCGGTCGTGGTATATCTGCCGATAATCCACCTAATAAGTTTTGTGCATATACAAACATTTGCAGGCCGTCTTGTGGTATGTCAATCGTGCCTGTACTTGTAAACATTTGTACTTCTAGCATACCGGTACCGCTTGGCATTTGCGCGATGATAAACGGTAGGCCTATGCTGTGCCATCCTGCCGGCATATATTGTTTTATCGGCGGCCCTATATCGGTGCCGTTCATCATTATTTTAACTGTAAGCGTTAGTGTTGTCTTTGCTTCACAAATTAACATTAGGCCAATTTGTGCGTTAGTGCTGCCAAAATTCGTTATGCTTATTTGTAGCGGGAAAAGTGGGCTTGTACCTATCGTTTTTGCGGCCCCGGACGTTGCAAAAAGCAAATCAGGTTGCGCTGCTTGTACGTCGCTGGTAATGCTGCCGCTAGAAACGTCGCCTAATCCCGGCTCTAAAAATCCTAATTCTACTTCGTTGCGCCACGGTTCTTGCGGGTAAACTTTCATTCGCAAAATCCGCGTTGTAACGTCTAAATTTAGGTCCTCGTTATATATCCGTACATCATCGCCTAAATAAAATCGGTCTTCTTCTAGGCCGGTGATCGCGGATAAATCTAATACCGTGACTTGATAGCTTATCCGCGGAAAAGCCATTTCTTTTAATAAGTCCTCTGCATATCGTTTCAAGTTACCCGGCAAAATAAAGCGGTCATCCTCTAAAATATACTCTTTGCGGTACTTCTTCCGGGCTTCCGCTAGACTTACGCCTTGTGAAATATACCAATCGTAGTTTTCTATATAGTCTTTTCCGTCGTTCACTTCCGCAATCGTTAGGCCGTTTTTTCCATACGGTATGATGACGGTTGCCTGCGGCGGCGTAATGGTCCGTTTTACACTTTTTAAGTTTTTTCGATAACGAAAAGCGGCGCCGCGGTTGCTGCCGATCCGCTTAACAAGGTTTACAATACGGTTCATGCTATCCCACTGAATTTCAAGGCCTACTATTTTAGCGGCTTGTCTAATTAACCATAACGCCGTTTTGCGGCTCTCTTTTAAACTAAAAATTTCGTCCTCATATCCCGGCTCGATGATCCCCACTTTCCACCCGGTACCGGCTAGAATTTTTTCTAATCCATTCCGCAATTCCTCGGCGTTTATTTCGATTGTCGGGAAAGTTTTATTAAGCAATTCGATATAATTTAATTCGGCCGTTACTGCAAAGCTAAAATCGCCGTTTTCCTCCATACCGTCGTCTATTTCCGTAACAATATAACGACGATTTTTATAAACTAGCTGCACGTCATACTGAATTAGCTTTGTTTTTGGATCGTTAAAAGGCATTTCAAAATACAAAATAGAACGCTCGTTTAAAAAATCATCGGTGTAAATGTTTTTTGCGTGCTCTAAATACGCTGCTAGGTTGCCGTTTAGGTCATACGCCCGGATAATGTCGCGGTTAATGTTTGACGGTCGGCCTAAAATCCTAAATCCTTTCGCTTCTTCCCATATTGAAATACTTATGCTTTTCAAAATAGGAGTTACTCGGTCATCCGTTGTTTGCAATGTTATACGGACCATTAGTGATTCAAAGTTTTTAACTGAATCAGGGAGTGATTGGCCGTTTTGAACTACGTACCATTCTAGGCCATCTTTTGACACTTCTACGATAACCGCTGTTCCTTCCGGCAAATCACAGTCAAAAATTACGCGGCTATCCGTTACATTTTTAACAACGTCATTAGTAATAACTGTAGTCCATGTACCAATTGTTTGGTACTTTATAACTGTTGTATCTATTCCGGTAATAGTGAGATTGTCTATATACGCTTGATCGTCAAATCTGCTCACGCTGCCGTCTTTGCTGTACTGCCATCTGAATGTATATTGTCCCGGCGTCAAGTCTTTTGCAAAGTGTTTAAAGGTTGAATTGTCTCCACTATCCCTAAATTGCTCTACACCATTAATAAAGAATCGTAAATAGTCATATCCACTTTCGCTACTAGTTAGATAATCAAATTCAATGCGCCCGCCTTGTGGTAAATTTACCGTTATTTCTGTTGCACTTGTTTGACCGTCTGATATGTCTCTATTTGTATAGGAATATTGTCCAGACGCCTTCCGTACTGTTGTTCTTACCCAATCTCCTACAAAATTAAAAGTCCGCTCTGACCCCTCAAAATCATCAGTTAAGGTGGTGATCCCTCCAGTTTGTTCGCTTAATAGCTTTAAACCTTCCGAACTAACTTCTAGGTTTTGTAATACTCCTTCATTAAATTGCGTCTCATTTTGGTATACCTTATTTAGCTCCGAAATAATCATTTTCCGTTCCCCCCTTTCATCTAAATGTATTAAAAGACTATTCTAATCTTCCACTTCTTTACTTCCCGTAAGAATAACAGGTGGTATATAACTAATAAATACACTAATTTGATCACCTGCATTTTCTGCGGAAAAATACAAATCACCGCCAAACTCTATTTTAAACTGTTGACCTGGGGCTAATTTTATCCCTTCTGTCGGACCCATGGTATCTCCCCCTATATAAATTGGGCCTGAGTTGGATTCACTTGCCGTAATAACGTATTCTACTGGTGCCCCTGGTAACTCATAAGTTCGCTCTATAATTTCTGGTGTATTCGCCGCCGCTGCTGCTTTTGTTAGTGTGTGCGCGCCGAACGGCGGTACTTTAATCACCTGTAAAAAGGTGTCGTGGTCAATACTGTCAACCCTCACATTTAGTGGTAAAACAGCCGGCATAACTGCTAGTGGTCCTTCATTTGCTATGTTTACATCTAATGACCCTCCCCCGTTGATTGCTACATTAATCGGATCTGTGTCATCGACTCGTACAGTCGGGCTATTTGCTACATTCACATTAATCGGAGTCGCGTTGTTAATATTAACCGTCGGGTTATTCGCAATGTCTACCGACCCTATTTTGTTAGTGCCTGCCGGTAGCGCTGCGGTGATCGCTGCTTTAATCGCGTCGTTTTGTAGCGCGCTTGGTAGCTTTGCAATTAGCGCTTTGAGTAAACCAATGACAGTGTTTGCGCTCGCACTGTCTGTTGTCGATCCAAGCGCTTCAATATCGGCGTTCAACGCCTTAATAAACATATGCCATTTTGCGCCATCATAGTAGGATGATGTTAGTTTATTATCCAGGTCGGTATTCAGACGTCCATTTTGTTGTGGCATAGGTATACCTCCTTCTTTATAAGAAACGTTCTTTCCACACGAGACGGATTCGGGCGCGTTGCCCGTTCATGCTATTATAGGAAATAGTATTTGCTCCAGGCATTAATGCTCCAAACTCACCATCAATATACGCTAGGATACTATCTTCAGAGGAATCATATGCTCCAGTGGTTAAAATATCACGCTCCATACTTTTGTTTGCTAGAAAATATTCCGTATTAAACTCTATGGTTGACCCCGCTGTCAGCAATCCAGTATATAAAAGGTATTTGTCATTTATCGTTATTTTTGGGCGATCAATTTCCCCATATTCTGCGCTAATTACAATTGTAGGATATGCCTCAGCGGTTCCATTATTGTAAAGAGATTGTACACTGTTTGAATCCATATCAAAAAATTCTTCTCGGCTATCGGCAGCATATTTGAAGGGTTCACAGGTAAATTCAACAACAAAACGCCCTAAAGTCAAAAGCTCTTCGAAGTCTGGTGCTTTGCTTACTTTTGCCAGATAAAAAACATCAGGCTCATCGCTAAACCACAGCATTGCTTTATTATTAGTTGACAGCCAGGAACTTATGCGCCGAACCATTTGTAACCTTTCTTCTACCGTCCGCGTCTGCAGCAAGCAAGACACAGTCACAATCCGATCTCCAAATGGTTGTGGGAAAAGATATGATCCATGCCGCCCTGGGATTTGTTCATAGTGATCACGTATTTCGGGAAGCAATGGTCGGGAGATATTTGAAATGCGTAAAGAGAAATCTCGACTATCTAACCCATTAAATATAAAGTAAGTCATTATCGTTCACCCCGACTTCGTTTGCTCAGAGTTTGCAATCGGTGTAATTCACGGCTAACCTTGTAAATGTCTTGTTCATCCCGAACGTTCATATTTTGGATCAAGATTGTTGGTCCGCCTGCTCCAGCCGCAGCTGCGGGTCCATTTACATCTACCGAGATGTTCTGGCTAAGGTTAGGCATAAGAGTTGTTTCAAGCATTCCTGATAACCGAACACTCATGTTTTTACCAGCCTCAGCAATTCTTCTTGCAATATCCAAAATACTGTTCTCTGCCATTTTTGCATCATCAGTAATACCGATTGCAAATCCCTGAGTTACAAATTTACCGTATTTCTCCATCAAACCACTTGGGCTGCTAATATCAAAGAAGTCTTTGATTTTATTCGTCAAGCCGGATAACATGCTTTTAACTTTATCCCACAACCAGTCGTCTAAGCTTTTTATACCTTCCCATATACCTCGTAATAAATCCTTTCCAATATCTACAAAGCTGCTTGCCCAGCTTTTTGCTTTGTTCTTGATACCTTCCCATATGTTCACAAGTGTATCTCTTACATTGCCAAAAATATTTGAAACGGAAGTTTTTAAACTATTGAATGTATTCTTAACAGCGGTAGATAGTCCACTGACAATGTTACTTATGCTTGTTTTGATTGCATTCCATATAGTTGTAGCAGTATTTTTCACACCGTTCCAAAGAGTTGAAAAGAAAGTGGCAAGTGCGTTGAAAATGTTTGTTGCCGCTGTTTTTAAGTTATTCCATATGGTCACAATCGTAGTTTTAATGGTATCCCATATGGTCAGGAAATTAGTTTTTATAGTATCTAAAGCTGTAGAGAAAAGGGTTACGATAGTGTCCCAAACGGTTTGAGCTGTTGTTTTAATAGTATCCCAAACTGTAGTAAGAGTAGTTTTGATAGCATCCCAAATTGTTGTAAATGCCGTTTGAATTGTATTTAAAACAGTTGAAAAGAGTGTGCTTATTGCTTCCCATACTGTTGACGCAGTAGTTTTTATTGTTTCCCAAACCGTTCCTAGCGCAGTTTTAATTGCTTCCCAAACAGTCGAGAAAGCTGTTTTTATGGCCTCCAGCGTAGTTGAGAAGAAGTTCTTAATAGATTCCCATACGGTTGTGGCGGCTGTTTTAATACCTTCCCAAACTGTAGTTAGGACGGTTTTTATGATCTCCCAAGCAGTTGTAAAGATAGTTTTGTAGAACTCCAATAGAGTTGTAAAGTAAGCTTTGATTCCTTCCCATATAGTAAGCGCAGCTGTCTTGATCGCTTCCCATATAGCGGTTAGAACCGTTTTGACGCCTTCCCATACAGCTGAAAAAATAGTTACGTAAATGCTTAACATTGTTATAAAGTAGGCTTTAATACCTTCCCAGATAAGCATTGCCACAGTCTTAATGCCTTCCCAGACTGCAGCTAATCCGGCTTTAATACCTTCCCAGATAGTTACTGCTGCAGATTTAATTGCTTCCCAGGTTTGTACTAAAAAAGCTTTAACCTGATCCCAGTTTTTGTATAGCAACACACCTACAGTAACTAATCCAACGATTGCTCCTGCTACAACCCAGACAGTCGCACTCATAGCAGCTAAACCGGTGACAAGAGGACCGATCAGCATCCAGATACTATTCCATGCTGCAAGCATACCGTTAAATAGCCCGATACCAATCGCAAGTGGTGATAGTATTAACGTTAAGGCAGGAATGAGCATTAAGAATCCCTGGATCATTTTTGCGAGTACCGGATGAGCTTCGTTAAACTTGATAATCATGTTCGCAATTACAGTAATAAACTTATAGACATGCGTCATTATTTCGGCAAATACTTCAACCATCGGTTCAAATGCTTTTTTAAGTGCGGCGATCATTTCCTCGAAAGACTTCGCATACTCTGCGTTTGCTTTCTTCGCCGCTTCATGTAGTCCCCCATATAGCATTGCACTACTCACTGTCGCCGCCAGCGCAACCATCTGGAAGCGCATTAGCCCTTGCGTAATCATCCGTTGCATGTTCAAAAGGTCTTTCATGCTTGCCGTTGGGCCGAGCATCCGAAGCGCAAGGACAGCGGCATTTCCGTTATTGGCGATTTGATTCATCCGATCAGCAACGGCAAGGCCTGCTTTGTTGACTTTATATAACGCATTCCCCATGCGGTCGTAGTTATCGCTGATTCGTTTTGCTTGTGTAGTCATGTTCATCATTTGGCCTGCGGTTTGAATCAGCGACACTTTCGCAAGGTTGTTAGCATTGAGTAGCGCATCATTCGCCTTTTTGTACTCCTTACCAAGCTGTTGAACTTGCGCCATAAATTCAGCATTGGTACCGCTGAATTCATGCATCGACATGGCAAGGCCATACATTTTCTTTTGTGTTTCCAAGAGTTGCTTCTGAAAAGGCATCATGCCTTGCATGTTTGCGAGCTGCAACTCTTTGGTCATTGTGCTGATTTCACGTTTCAGTTGCCGCAGTTCTTGATCGACGTTCTGTTTTTCTATCTTCGTATCTATTACAATGCGTCCGTCTGCCGGCATTTATCTCACCGCCCTTTCGGCTTAAACATGGAAGCAACCATATCCCATTTCCGGTCAATTTCTTTGATCACTTGCTGTTCATCCACGATCGCGGTTTCATCTTCAAGGCGATAGAGCTGTTTCATTTTCAGCACATACTCGCGGTATTCGCGGTTGAATTTGTTAGGTTGTGGCACTTTCATCTTCCGGATACCGACAACTTCCTTGAATACTGTGTCTTTGTTCAGATTGATTAGAAGTTGGATGAACTTATGCCAGTGCAATTTGCCTTGCTGTTCAAACAAGTCAATGTGGTAGGCATGCAAAAAAGACGCGTAGATAAGCCCCGCGTCTTTTTGAAAGTCAAATACTTTTTTCACGATTCCGTCCGTTTCTTTCGTGAGATCAATATCTAAAAACTCTTTGAAGATATATAAAAACAATTGATATTTTTCATTGAATCCTTCATTCTGGATTTCCTCGTAGTTTTCTACCAGGATTTCAAGTGCAATATCGACCTTTTCAAAGTTAGAAAAAGCATCATCCGCAAATAACTCAAATACCCGTAACACGTTATCAAAAGCTAAATTTAAGCGAATGATGAGCCCTTTGTATTCAAATTCATCGTCGAATGTAGACGTGAGGGAAAACATATCATTTCCCTTTCTTCACTTTCTTCACATATTTTTTGCGCTGTTCTTCCTTGAATTCATCAAACCGCTGCCCAATGATTTCTGCTAAAAACTCGATCAATTTCATGTAATTCCATGTCGAACGGCCAGCAAGTTCAAACAACTCATCGAACGTTCCTTCTCCGAGTATGGTTTCTGTAACCATTTTCATGTTTTGATGTTGCTTTTCTAATAGCGCGTTTTGTTCGGCCGGTGTCATTTCTTCTATATTTGCTTGCTTCATTTCTTCTGCTTCTTGATAGAATTTATAAAACATGTCCTGGTACTGCTTTAATTTGTCATCGGAAAAATCGATTCGATATGGTTTCCCATTAATTTCGATTTCCTCATACGCTTTGCCAAACTCAAACTTTTTCATGTTATCCCTCCTCATAAAATAAAAGAGCCGCTAGTGAAAGCGGCTTAGGATCCCGATCCCGCAGGTGGAGTTACTGTCGGCTTTCCATTAAAGTGGACCTCAAAGGAGATTTCACCTTTTGCGTTTGCATCTCCACTAGGTCCTTCAATATTAGCAATAGTGCAATTTCCTTCAATTATTGTTCCATCAGGAAGTGTCCAGCGAAACTCTGTTTTCCGTTCTTCGCCTAACGAGAAGGCTTTGCTAAAAATAAAATCCTGAGCTGGATCTCCGTACTTACGGTGACCAGAGAAAGTAATCACTAATTGAGCCCCAGTAACTAGCGACTCAGCAAAACCGTCTCCATCTAAATAAGTATCTTGTGCAACTTCTTCGTTGAAGGATGGCTCGAAGTTGTTCAATCCAGCACCCACACGAGCAAAGTTTCCTGGCAATTGTCCAGGAGTTGTATTAATCTCAAATAAATGTTTCGATTGTAAAAGCAATCCTTCTGGCATTTTCTCATGCTCCTTTCATTTCATATTCCGCGTTAAAAAGAGCGGTGTAGATATACTCATCATGCTCCGTCTTTTCCACAAAGTTCGGCATGGTGTAGACTTCACAAGCAATGAAACGGTAGCAATTGTCCGACAGCAAAATATCGTCATTCGTGAGTGAATCCAAAAATTCTGTGATTTCATTTATAACGCGAATCGCTTCCGGCTGGTCTTTATCTTTGACCAAGACTTGAAATGAAAGACGATACGTCCGCCCTTTGTCCATGTATGCGTTTCTCATTGTGTTTGGGAGAAGGCGAATAGCTACCGATTTTGTTTTTTTTGACAGTACGCCAACCGTTATGTTCGCGTTTAGCTGGACATTAGCAGTGACCGCGTCTATAATCCGGTCAAGCAGTTCCATCTATCCGCCTCCTTCCTACTTCATGTTCCCATCAAAAGTTTGCTGCGCGATTTTCACCCATTCTGGATAATGTAAGGCTTTCGCTTCTTCAAACCACAATCCACGAGCATTCGGATTCACGTCTTTTGAAAAATTGTACTGCGGATTGTAGTACAATCGCCGCGCATAAGGTGTATTCCATTCAATGTGTCCTTCACCCAAGCGGCTGTGGCGCAATGACGAGCGTTCCAATTCTCCCGTGTCTTTCGGGATAAAATAGTTGCTGTCTTTTAATACTTGCTCGTCTAATGCCAGCTGCGCTTTGCTAATCGCGTTGTCTATTTTATTCGCAATCGCATTTGTGTCGATATTGATTTTGATATCCAGCCGAATCATGCGAGCATCACCTCGATATGATGAGGTGTCGTGGAAAAAGCATACACTTCTGACACCTTGGACACGGTGTAGGTTTGGCCATTGAATGTGACCTTTGATTTCTCCTTAAATTGGACCTTTGGTTCTGAATGTGTCATATCAAAAAAGAGAATATAGCGGTCCAGGGATTGTTCTCGAACGGTCGCGCTTGTTCGTTGTTGTTGAGAAAGGACCGGCTCCATTCGCACTTTTTTAATCGTCACCGGTTGAGCATAGGTTTCTCCGTATCTTTCGTTCTCTAAATATTCCTCATATGTGACTTCATGAATTAAGAGGGATAACGGTATCGGTCTAATCACACACCGTCACCCCTCTATACAAAAGACCGGTCGGCCTCAAATAATTGATAACTGCTGGGCTGATAGCGGATTGTATGCCGTTTGTTTCACTCGAATAACTAAAATTACCGAGGCGAACGTTTGTCATTCCATCGCCACCGTGTACCACTTGCTCCCCAGCATACGCGAAATATTCCACCTGTGCCGCTGTCGCCCGTTTTACTTGCTCTTGTGTAAACAGTGGCAAAGCGGCTAGGTCTTGAATCGCATAGCCAGTCAATTGGTCAATGATTTCTGTTGCACGTTCAGCTAAACGAGAAAAGGCATCCTCGCTGATCGGGATGCCTTTGTAAACGTCAGTGTAGAAAGTGTAATCAATGTAAGCCATGATTACTCACTCTTTTTCGTTTTCTTCTTTTCTTCCTCGATCACTTCATAACCACGTTCCTTGAACCATTGAATCAGCCATTCATCATCCGTTTCCGCTTGGCCATTCACGAACGTGAGTGAAGCACTTACGCCGTTATACTTTTCATTCGGCGCCTTAATGATCGCCATTCATATCACTCCTTACGCTACTTTGATGTTACGAAGAACACCAGCTTTGCGCGTGGCTTTCAATGCGATTGCCGCTACCATTTCAACTTCACCTGTTTTTACTGCGCCCGGTGTGTCAAAGTCCGGTAAGTATGTGCGAATCACAGCATTACCCGTCACCGTGACGCCGTGGAATCCGTCCAAACCGATGGATACAGCATATAAATCAGTTAAGCCTGATGTTGCCGTTCCACCAATTGTACGCTCTACAATCGGAACGACTGGAACAGTAGTTGGTGTGCCACCCGAAACTTGAACGAAATAGCCCAAGTCCACAAGAGGGATACCGTCATAACCTTGTACCGTGCGGCCAAACGCATCTTCAGATTGAGTTAGGTATCCAGCAC